CTACGACGCGACACGCATCATGCAGCTCCACAGCGCCCTGATTCCCTACATCACCAATAGCGTGCTTTAATGTGCCTGCGACCGCATGCCCTGATCCAGGAGGACCGCACCATGGCCGATGCGCAGACGCCCATCGTGGCGGTCATCGGCGGCCTGGACCTCGCGCACCTTGACGGCGCCGTGGTCGAGCTCAGCCGCCAGCCCGGGAACACCTACGTCGTCACCGCCGAGATCCGCATCCCAGGCCCCGCCTGACCATGGCCGAACCGAGGTACGAGACTGCTTACGAGCAGCAGCAGCGCATAGGCCACACCGATAGCGTCGTCTGCGCCGACTGCGGCGCGTTCGTGATGAACGTAGCTGCGCACACCCGCTTCCACTCGATCCTGTCCGCCCACGCCTGGGCGCTGGCCGTGCTGAAGACCACGCACATCGGCCACCGCGTCCATGACAAGTACGACGCGGTAGAGCGCATCGACAGCAAGCGGTTCGATTCATGGTCGGCGGATGCGCTAGCCGAGGTCATCGCCAGCAGGCAGGACTGACCATGGCATACCTCGCCGTGCTGCTCGGCAGCATGGCCTCCTGGGCGCTGGGCTACTCCGCCTGCTGGCTCGCGCACCGGATGCGCCGGTGACCATGGCGCGCACCCGCCGGGACTGGCAGCGGTGGGCACGCAAGGGCAGCACGCAGCAGCGCGGCTACGGCGCCGGCCACCAGGCCGAGCGCGAACGCCGCCTCGCCGCGTACCGGCCCGGCGACATCTGCGCCCACGGCGGCGAGCCGCTGCCCTGGCCGCGCGAGACAGCCCGCCGGTGGCTCGACCTGCCGCACAACGCCACCCGCACCGGCTACCTGCCGGGGCTGTCCTGCCGGTACCACAACAGGCAGGAAGGCGCGGCCCGGGGCAACCAGGCGCGCAAGCGGGCGCGGGCGTGGCAGTCAGCCCGGTCATGGTGACCTGATGCTTGTCATCGTCACCGGGCCGCCGTGCAGCGGCAAGACCGCCCCGTCCTGGTTACGGACGGCGACCGGATTTGCAGTCACAATTCGTGACGCAAGCCGTGGATGTCACCTTGCGTAGCGCCATGGTGAACCGGACGAACGGGCACGAACGGGCATGAACGGGTCGCTTACGGAGGTGCCCGGCCCTCATGACCCGCCACCGCAGCCAAAAAAATCTCCAGCGTCCCCGAGGGGGCAAAATCCGGTGACCATCCGTAATCATGACACGGAGAGTAACCACGCCCCGGGGACACGGAGCGTGACTACGCGCCGGAGGCAGGGCGCCGTCGAGCCGAAGGTCAGGGCCGACATCCGGGCGCTGATCACGGCTCACCCGATGGGCGAGGCGCTGACGGCAATGGCGCTGACGCTGGCCTGGTCGGTCGACCACATCCGCGAGACCGGCAAGGGCCTGATGGTGCTCGCTGCGATCAACCACGAACTCCGGGAAACCCTGACGGAACTGAGCCGGCTGGCGGTCGATGACAGCGATGACCTTGCGGACGAGCTGTCCGCCGCGGTACGGGACTCCGAGGAACCCTGACCGGCCGACGCTCGGCCCCGCGGTCGGCGCTGTCGCCCGCAGGCTCGGCAAGCCGTTCATGCCGTGGCAGCAGCTCGTCGCGGACGTGATCCTCGAGGTCGACCCGGTGACCGGGCGGCTGGCGTACGCCGAGTGGGGCCTGACGGTGCCGCGGCAGTCCGGCAAGTCGACGTTCGTCGAGGCGAAGGCGGCGCATCGCTGCTCGGCGACGAAGTTCTTCGGCGGCCGGCAGCACGTGGTCTACACGGCGCAGACGCGGCTGAAGGCGCGGGAGAAGTGGGAAGAGGACTTCCTGGCCGACCTCGAGGCGTCGAGGGACTTCCGGGACCGGATCAAGCCGCATAAGGGCAACGGGAACGAGCACATCCGGTTCACGAACGGTTCCCGGTTCGGCCTGGAGGCGGTGACGGAGAAGGCCGGCCACGGGTCGACGCTGGACGAGGCGTTCATCGACGAGGCGTTCGCCCATCCTGATTCGCGGCTGGAGCAGGCGTTCGGCCCGGCGATGATCACGCGGCTGAACAAGCAGCTGGCGTGGATCTCGACGGCGGGATGGCTGGACGCGTCGCCGTACCTGCAGGAGAAGGTCGAGCTCGGCCGCCTGGTGGCGGCGGAGGGCCGCCAGCGCGGCATCGCGTATTTCGAGTGGTCGGCGCCCGGGGGCGCGGATCCTGGTGATCCTGAGACGTGGCTGGCGTGCATGCCGGCGCTGTGCCCTGATGAGCCGTGCCGGTGCGGTGGCGGGGCGTGGCGGCACACGATCACGATTGACGCGATCACCGCCGAGTATGAGAAGGCGCGGGACGCCGGCAAGCTGAATGAGTTCCGGCGGGCGTACCTGAATCAGTGGGTGCCGAAGGCTGACGCGGATGAGGAATGGCGGGTCATTCCCGCTGATGCGTGGGGTGCGTGCGCGGCGCCGGGTGCGCGGCTGTGAGCGGCGAGGTGGCGTTCGCGTGCGAGATCAGCGAGGACCGGCGTCGTGCGGCGATCGTGGCGGCCGGGCGTGAGGTGGACGGCGAGCGGGTCCTGGTGGACCTGGTCTGGTACGAGCACCCGCGCGGTGCCGTCGAGCGGCTGAACGCCCTGTATTTCAAGCATGACCCGGTGGCCGTGGTGGTGGACGCGAAGTCGCAGTCGGTGACGCTGCTGAAGCCGCTGGCGGAGGCGGGGCTTCTGGTGACGGAGCCGAAGACGGAGGACGTGGCGACGGCGCACGGGGAGTTTCTGGATCTCGTCAACGATGGCGGCCTCGCCCATCTGTCGCAGCCGCCCCTGACGGCGGCGGTGCAGGCGGCGCAGCAGCGCGCTCTCGCGGGCGCGCAGGCGTGGGAGCGGCGCGTGACGGTCGATCAGTCGCCGCTGGTGGCGGCGACGCTGGCCTGCTGGGCTTTCCGCCGCTGGCTGGAATTGTCCGCGCCTGGTGTCTGGGCGATCTAGGCGCGCCGCCCGGACCGCACGAGCCACCAGCCGAGCACGGCGCCGATCGCGAGGCACGTGATGCTTCCTGCGATCCACTGCAGCGTTTCGCTCATCTGGCCATTATCCGCGCAAGGAGGCGATCATGCGGCTGTCCGTGGTGCTGCTGCTGGTGTCGCTGGCCGGTGTGCTGGGCGGCGCGGCGCTGATCGCGACGTGGGCGCTCGGCGTGGCTATCATCGCGGACTCGGTAGCTATCGGCGCGTATGCGCTGCTGCGTGACGACGGCCGCGGCCAGGCGCCGCAGGTGCACGAGGTGCCGACGCTGCATCAGGTTCTCGAGCGGGCCCGCGCGTCGTGAGGCTCTGGGACCGGCTGATCCGCCGGGCTGGCTACTGGGAGGGCCTGGCGTCCGGCGCGGCCGTGCTGACGTCCTCCTACGCCTCCGGCGACCGTGAGCCGGTGCTTCCGCAGCTGGCCGCGTGGGCGCAGCAGGCGAACAGCAGCAACGCGGTGGTGTTCGGCGCGGCGCTGGCGAGGATCGCGCTGTTCTCCGAGGCGACGTTCCAGTTCCAGGCGAAGGACGATAAGCACCTGTTCGGGAACACGACGCTGGCGAAGCTGGAGGAGCCGTTCGGCCCGGGTACCACGACGGGCCAGCTGCTGGCGCGGATGGAGCAGGACGCGTTCATGGCCGGCCAGGCGTACATATGGGATCCGCCGGCCGAGGACCGCCTCGTGCGGCTGCGGCCAGACTGGACGACGATCGTCAGTGAGCTCATTCAGGTCACCGGCGGCGGCTATTACCGGCGCCCGGTGGGGTACTGGTTCGAGCAGCCGAAGTCACTGCAGCAGCAGCGCGACGGGTTCATGGTCCCGGCCGACGAGTGCGTCCACTGGGCGCCGGTCCCGGATCCGCAGGCCGATTTCCGCGGGATGAGCCCGCTGACGCCGGTCTACCGCGACGTCCTGGGCGATGACGGCCTGGTGCAGCACAAGATCCGCTACCTGCAGAACGCGGCGAGCCCGAACTTGCTGCTGAAGTACTCGCAGAAGCTGCAGCCGGGCATGGTCGACGCGATCCGCGAGCGGGTGACGGCCCGTTACGGCAGCACGGACAACGCCTATCGCACGCTCGTGCTCGATCAGGGCGCGGACGCGACGGTGATCGGCAACAGCCTGGTGCAGATGGATTTCAGCAACGTCAGCGCGGCCGGGACGGAGCGGATCCTGGCGGCGTGCGAGGTGCCGGGTGTCCTGGTCGGCCTCGAACCCCTGCGCGGGGCCGGCCGGGGCTTCGAGGAGAGCATGACGAAGTTCGCGAACCTGTGGGCGCGGCCGCGGTGGCGGTCGGTCTGCGGGGCGCTGGGGCAGCTGCTGGACGTGCCCGCGGGTAACCGCCTCTGGTACGACACGAGCGATATCCAGGCCCTCCAGGACGGGGAGATGGAACGGGGTCAGACGGCGCTGGTGCGCGGCCAGGCCCTGCTGGCGCTGGTGCAGGCGGGCTACACGCACGAGTCGGCGGTCGCTGCGGTGGAGTCGGGTGACCTGTCGCAGCTCCAGGCGGGCGGCCTGGGGACGCCGGGCAGCTCGGCGCCGGTGCAGCACCTGCTGCCGCAGCCGGGCCAGCCGGGCGCGACGGCCACGCCGCTGCCGCCGACGCTGGGCCGCCTGCCGGTGGGCAGCACGTCGCCGGGTGACGGCGGGAACGGCAGCAGGCCGCTGCCGCAGCCCTCCAGCGTCCGGCGTTCGCTGAACGGCGGCGTCCGGTCGTGAGCCACGCCGAGGCGACGGAGCGGCTTCACCAGTACTGGGTGCACGGCGCCGGGGCCGGCAAGATCGGGTGGGGCGCCGCGGGGGACTTCGAGCGGTGCGTTCACCACCTCGGGAAGTACATCGGCGACCCGCAGGGGTACTGCAACCTGGCACATCACGCGGCGACGGGCATGTGGCCCGCGCAGCACGCGGAAATGGAACACGCGGGAAGGGCGGACATGACCGGAGCAACCCGGGCTCAGATGAGCACGCAGAGCATCAACGACCTGCCCGACTCTGATTTCGCGTACATCGAGCCGGGCGGCAAGAAGGACTCGTCGGGCCGCACGGTGCCCAGGTCGCTGCGGCATTTCCCTGTCCACGACGCGGCCCACACCAGGGACGCCCTGTCGCGGGCGCCGCAGTCGCCGTTCGGTGACCGGGCGATGCCGAAGATCCGCGCGGCCGCGAAGAAGTTCGGCATCGACTCCGGCGACGGCGACTCCGGCAGCAGCCGGATGTCGCGGTCGGAGCTGATGCGCGACTACCCGCTCGAGGACCTGCATATCGTCCGCTCCGAGAACGGCGGCGACGGGCGCACCATGGAAGCGTTCGCCGCCGTGTTCAACACCGAGACCGGGATCAGGGACCACGAGGGCCGTTACCTGGAGATCATCGACCCGGCGGCGTTCAATAAGCGGGTCGCGGACCTGAAGCGGTCCCGGCAGGGCTTCGGCCAGGTCAAGGTGCTGTTCAATCACGGCCGCGACATGGAAGGCGCCCCGGCGGAGCGGTTCCAGATGCCGGTAGCGGTGCCCGTCTCGATCGAGGCGACGCCGCGGGGGCTGCTGACCCGCAGCCGGTTCGTCAGTACCGCCCTCGGTGATGAGGTCCTGGAGCTGGTCAGGTCCGGCGCGGTGACGGCCATGTCGTTCACCGGCCAGATCATCCGTTCTGACCCGCACCTTAGCCGCGGCGGCCGGCACCGTCCCGATTCCGCGGGGCGGCTGACCACCGTGCGGCGCCTGGAACTGGGCTTGCGCGAGTTCGGCCCTGTCTTGTTCCCGGCCTATGAGGGCGCCGAGATCGCCGGCGTCCGAATGTCCACTCCCGGCGCGTGGGAGCCGGACGAGTTCGATGACGCGGCACCTGCTCCCGATGAGGAGGCCGCCCCCGGTTCGCCGCTCGCCCGCTCTGACGGTGACGTGCACGAGGCCCGGTATCACCAGCACGCCCTCTACGCGCTCCGCTCCCGTGAGCTGCGCGAGAAGGCCGGGCTGGTCTGGTAGCAGACCGGAAGGAACCTGGCCGATGGCCACATTGCAGGAACTCCTCGACGAGCAGGCGAGGATCAGGAACGAGCTGCAGCGGATGGAGGACGACGAGTCCGTCACCGAGGAGGACGGCGGCGACCTCCGCGACACCCTCGTAGCCCGCTGGGAGGAACTGGACGCGAAGGCGAAGCCGCTGATCGCGCGGATGGAGAAGGTCCGCGGGATCACCCGCGCGGCCGCCGACCCGGCGAACCTGGAAGGCCCCGGCGACGACGGCGGCCGCTTCGGCGGCGGGACGCCGGAGCTGGTGATCCGCACCAGGCGCGACCCGTACGACAACAACGAGGCCGTCCGGTCCAAGGTGATCACCCGCGGCGAGCTCCGCGAGCGCGGCCTGGACGCGGTCGAGCTCGAGGCGAAGCGCGGCAACCTGGCGCACGACTACGCCGAAGAGGTCACCCGGAAGATCCAGGACAGCTACGGGGCGAACAACGTCGCCGCGCACGTGCTGCTGACCGGCTCGGAAGAGTACCAGTCGATGTACCGCGCGTACCTGTCCGACCCGCAGGGCGAGGCGGCGCGTGCCGCCCTGTCGCTGACCAACGCCAACGGCGGTTACCTGCTGCCGTTCGTCCTCGACCCGACGATCATCCTGACCAACAGCTCCAGTGCCAACCCGTGGCGCCGGATCTCGAACGTCAAGACGACTACCTCGAACACGTGGAACGGCGTCAACTCCGCTGGCGTGAGTGCGGCGTGGTTGTCTGAGGGCACGATCGTCACGGACAACTCGCCGACCGTCGGCAACATCGTGGTCACGCCGTCGAAGGCGGCGGCCTGGGTGTTCGGCTCGTACGAAGTCCTCGAGGACACCGACTTCGGCCAGCAGCTCCCGGCGCTGCTGGCGGACGCGAAGGACCGGCTCGAGGAGTCGGCGTTCGCGACGGCGGCGAACTCCTACCCCGGTACCGGCGTCGTTTCCGGCGCTACCACGGTCGTCACCACGGCGACGACCACGGTCATCGCGCTGGGCGACATCTACGCGGTGCAGGCCGCGCTGCCGCCGCGTTTCCGTAATGCGCCGGGAACGGCGTGGGTGGCCAACGTCGCGATCATCAACAAGATCCGCCAGCTCGACACCGCCGGCGGCGCGTCGTTCTGGACGAACCTCGGCAAGGGGCAGCCGGAGACGCTGCTCGGCGCCCCGATCTACGAGTCGACCACGATGACGTCCTCGGTGGCCACGACGTCGCTGGAGGCGATCTTCGGGGACTTCGGCCAGTTCATCATCGTGGACCGTGTCGGCGTCTCGATGGTGTACGAGCCGCTGGTCAAGGGCACGGGCGGCATCCTGCCGGCCGGGCAGGCAGGATGGTTCATGTTCTGGCGTGTCGGCTCGGCCCTGTCGACGGTGAACGCGTTCCGCGTGATGAAGGGCCTGTAGCAGGATGTCCCGCCGTCCGGGCCGTTTCGCAGGCGGCCCGGCCGGCGGGCAACCGGGAAAGGGGATCTGATGGCCGCTAACTACGCGACGCAGGCGTACACGACGGTCCTGGGCGGCGCGCCGATCTTCGTCTGCGCGGGTGCCAAGAAGGATTCCGTGACGGATGCGACGCTGATCGCGACGTGGTCGGCGAACTGGACGACGACGGCGCCGGTGGCCGGGGTCGGCAACATCACGGGGATCCTGGCCGGCTACCTGGCCTCGTACCCGAACGGCACGCAGGTCCCGTAGGAGGAATGAATGGCGCAGATGGCGCAGGACACGTTCACGGCGGAGCTGAAGGACGGCTCGGTGGTGCGGGTGCAGCGCGGCGAGGTGTACGCGGACAATCATGAGCTGGTGAAGCTGGACGCGGGCCGGGGCCTGCTGTTCCGGCCGCTGGACCTGGGCGATGCGGATGCCCCGGCGCCGAAGTCCCGCCGGGCGGCGAAGGACGGCGGCTGATGGCGCCGACGCCGGGCGGTTACCGGCTGTGGGAGTATTTCACCCCGCTGACGCAGGCGGCCAGCCCGCTGACGTCGCCGTGGATCGACGCGTCGGGGTTCAGCCAGGTGGTGCCGGGTTTCAAGTTCACCACGGGCACGTCGACGGCGAGCATCGAGGCGAGCATCGACGGCTCGACGCTGGACTCCGACCTGACGACGCTGTACTCGGCGCCGACGAGCGGGACGGCGTTCAGCGTGGTGTCGCCGTTCTTCCGCTTCAAGGTCGTGCAAACGGTCGCCGACGCGACGGTCACGAAGATCGTCCTGACATCGAGGGCATGATGATCACACCAGCAGCCAGCGCGCCGGAACCTCCGGGCCAGATGGCCGCCGCGTCCGGTCCGGGCCCGGCTCCGGTCCCGTTCAGCGGCGACCAGGGCGCGGCCAATCCTCCGCTCCCGTCTTCGGTGCTGTCGCATGACACGCCGGGCCCGCACGTGCTGATGGGCGTGACGGGCGCGAACGACGTCAGCGAGGCGCCGCTGGCCGCGCCGAACGTCAACCCGTACGAGGCTGGCGCCATCTCGCCCATCTTCACGGGCGGCGACCCTGACCCGGGTGGCCGTGACGACGTGGCCGGGTCGGTGGCGGCGGCTGTCGCGGCGGCCGAGGCGCGGTTCGGCGAGCACCAGGCGGACACGTACCAGCAGGGCAGCCAGATCGGCGACTCGATGACGCTGCCGCCGAAGTCGTCCGACGGCTCGGACGGCGGCGCCTACTACGACCCGACCCGCGACTACTGAGGAGCGGCCATGATCACGCCAGCCGATTCCGCGTCGAGCCCGGCGGGCTATGCGGCGGTCACGCCGCACGGCCGCGGCCCGGCGCCGTATGACATCCAGGCCGGGAACGATGAGGCGGCCATCACGTCGCAGATGAACGCGGCGAACGCGGTCGCCGGGGCCGGGGTGCTGTACCCGATGGGGCCGCGGCAGTCGGCGACGGAGCACCTGATCATGTCGCCGCCCGGCTACGGCGACTTCGACATCACGGCGGGGTTCTCCGGCAGCTACGGGGAGACCTGGCCGGGCGACGCGTCGCCGCCCGGTGCCTGACCGGGCCGTCGTCGGCTACGTCCACGGCGGCTGGACCCGCGCCGAGTTCTGCGCGTCGCTGCTGGGGATCTGCCTGGAGGGCAGCACGCCGGTCGACGTGGTCCTGGCGCTGGAGTCGGGGCCGAACATCAGCACGGCGCGGAACAAGCTGTGCGCGGAGTTCCTGGCCCGTCCGGGTGCGCCGCCGTGGCTGTTCATGTGCGACACGGACATGGTGCTCGAGCCGGACACGATCGGCCGCCTCATCGCCGCCGCTGACCCGGTGGAGCGGCCGGTGGTGGGCGGCCTGTGCTGGAGCCTGGACGGCGGGATCCGGTACCCGGTGATGTATGAGCTCATCAATGGCAAGGAGCCCGGCCAGCTGGCGTTCCAGCGGTACGGCGACTGGCCGGAGGACGCGGTGATGCGGGTGAGCGCGACGGGGGCGGCGTGCCTGCTGGTCCACCGTGACGCCCTGGCCGCCGTGGCGAAGGCGAGCGGTGACCCGGCGGCGCCGTGGTTCCGCGAGAGCGCGGTCGGGGCGGCCCTGTCGCTGATGGGGGAAGACATGACGTTCTGCCTGCGCCTCGGCGCGGCGGGCATCCCGGTGCATGTCCACACGGGCGTGCGGGCCGGGCACATGAAAACGCAGATGATCTAGGGAAGGGACCGCCATGGCAGCGCCCAGCGGGCTGTACACACTCATCCGCTCGTCGGTGGCCACTTCCACCGCGATCACCGTGAACCAGGTGCTGGTGCCCGCCGCCGCGGCGGCGGAGTTCACCCGCTGCTGGTGCAACCAGGACTCCGTGACCACGACGAACCAGACGCGGATCCAGCTGAACCAGAACAGCACGGCGTGCACGGTGACGTCTGCGACGCCGTTCCCGGCGGGCAAGTCGATGCAGGCGTCCAAGTGCGTCGGCGGCGCGTCGGCCACCGGCATCACGGCGACGATCGAGGGCACCGTCACCGGCCAGTGGTGGCAGGAGGGCTTCAACATCGTGAACGGGATCCTGTACCTGCCGGTGCCGGAGGCCCGCTGGCTGCTGGTCGGCACCGCGTCCGGTTTCGCGGCGCTGAAGTTCCCGGGTGCCCCGGCGTCGGCGAACTACACGACCGGCATGGAGTTCCTGGAGTGGGCCGGCTAGGCGTTGCCTGACCTGGAGGTTTTCACCGGCTGGGCCGGGTCCGCCGGGATCGCGCCGGGCCTGCTGGAGGACCTGCGGCGGTGCTTCCGGTACCAGCCGGGTGAGGACCGGGCGACGGGCTACCTGTTCGAGCACCGCGGGCAGCCGTGGCCGCGCGAGCTGGCGGAGCGGGGCCCGGAGCTGCTGCTGGCCCTGGCGGTCCGCCCGGGCGTGACGTTCGAGATCGTCGCGTTCCAGGCGTACCGGGACGGCGCCGGCTGCGAGTGGCACGCTGACACGCCGTTCGGCGCGCAGGCGGTGCTGTCGCTGGGCGTGACCCGCACCTTCGCGGTGCGCCGCCCGGGCCGGGATCCGTGGCTGATGCCGGTCCGTGACGGTGACCTGGTGTTCATGCCGGCGGGGTTCCAGGCGGAGTGGGAGCACTGCGTGCCGGATGAGGACGTGCCAGGCGAGCGGTGCTCGATCGTGTTCAGGACGAGAGCGTAGGGAGCACTGATGGCTGACCCGGTCGTGACGATCACCGCGGCCCGCGTGGATACCGGCGAGGGCCGCGCGGCGGCCATGCTGGCGCTGATCCAGGTGGGCGGCGGCACGCAGGTCGTGACGGTCGACGGCACCCCGGAGGACCGGGAGCACCCCGCGTCGCAGACGTGGCATGTGCGGCTGCTGTCGCTGGACCCGATGCTGCCGGACCGGCTGGAGACCGCGGACAGCTACGAGGCCGCCGTCGAGGTCGCGACGGGCTACGCGGTGAAGCTGGGCGCCGTGGTGGCGCAGGCGGCGGCGCTGGCCGGGCCGTGAACTTCGGCGGGGCGGTGCTGCTGTCGCCGCCGGACACCCGGGAGCGGCACGAGCGGAAGCAGCTGACGAACCTGATCCGGGTCGGCGGGAAGCTGGCCGTGCTGGGCGTGGAGGACGGCCGCAGGGCGATGGGCTGGTGGCACGTCTGCAAGCCGGGCACGTGGACGCAGCCGCAGGCCCTGGCGCTGCACGGGGGCGCGGAGGGCGCTGACCTGACGTACGCCCGGGCGCTGTGCGGCCGCCGGGTCGTCAGCAACGGGTACGCCGCGGACTGGAGACCGCCGCAGGGCACGCTGTGCCCGGCGTGCGCCGAGCAGCTGTAGGAGAGCCGTGGCCGTCGCCTTCGACGCAGTAGGCTCCTCTACCGGGTTCGCGACCGCCACGCCGTCGACGACGCCGTGGCTGACCTGGACGCACACCGCCGGGACCGGCGGCAGCACCGTCATCGTCGGGCTCGCCTGGGGTTCCACGGCGTTCCCGCCGACGATCACCAGCATCACGTACGGCGGCGCCGCCATGACGTCGCTGGGGTCGATCGCGGCGAACAACAGCAGCGGCAACGGCGGCGTGCTGCTGTACGGGATCACCGGGGGCGCGAACGGCGCCAACACGGTCCTGGTGAAGACATCCGCGAACCCGACGGATGTCATGGTCGGCAACTCGATGTCCTTCACCGGGGCGTCGCAGTTCGGCACGGCGGTCACCAATTCCGGCCTGAGCACGAGCGCGACCGTCACCGTCACGGGGACGACCAGCGGGAACGTGGTCGCCAGCGTCGAGTGCCACGGGACGAACGCCGCGGTCACCTACACGGCCGGGACGAAGCAGTTCGACGACGAGGTTGACGCGGCCACGGGGGCATCGAACCTGTCGGGCGGCACGATCGCCGCGGGCGGCAGCGTCACCATAACGGACACGATCTCGTCCGACACGTGGGGCTGCATCGGCGTCGAGGTCCAGGCCGCCGTCAGCGGGGTCACGTTCGTCCCGCCGCGGGCGGTGCAGCCGGCCCCGGCGAGCCCGGCACCGTGGCTGCAGCGGGACCGCCGCGACGCCAACACGACGGGCACCCCGGCGAACCCGCTGCCGTCGCCGCTGGACACGGCCTGGCAGGCCGACGCCGCCTATCACCACCTGTATAACGACTCGCACCTGCGGGATCGCCGCGCCTACTTCTACCAGCGGCCCTACGTCTCGGACCCGTCGCTGCTGGCCCCGGCGGGGAACGCGGACCCGCTGGCGCTGAACCCGGAGCAGTCGGATTCGTCGGACCTGTGGCGGGTCGCGATCGTCCCGGCGTTCTACGACCGCCGCGAGGTGCCGCAGCAGCGGACGTACTACGACACGACCCTGCTGTCGACGGCCCAGCTGGAGAACGAGCTGCTCGGCGGGGCCGGGACGGCGCAGCGGTACGGCTTCGCCGCGTACTGCGACCGCCGCGAGGTGCCGCAGCAGCCGCCGCGACTGGCGGACCCGCTGCTGATCGCGACGGCCGAGCTGGAGAACGAGCTCCTCGGCGGGGCGGCGACATGGCTGCACTACGTCACGGCGGCCTATTACGACCGCCGCGAGGTCCCGCAGCAGCGGCTGTACATCTCCGACCCGTCGGCATACCCGCCGCAGAACAACATAGACCCGCTGCTGGCCGGCCAGGATTACCTGAACGGCCACCAGCACCAGGCCGCCACGCACTACGACCGGCGCGAGGTGCCGCAGCAGCGGCTGTACATCAGCGATCCCAGCTTCTACCCGACGCAGGCGCCGACTGACCCGCTGACGGTGGCCTGGGGCGACGGCGGGAACTACTGGCACCTGTACAACCGGGCGGCGGACATCACCGACCGGCGCGAGGTCCCGCAGCAGCGGCTGTACGTCTCGCCGCCGGGGCTGCTGTCGACGGCCCAGCTGGAGAACGAGCTGCTCGGCGGGGCCGGGACGGCGCAGCGGTACGGCTTCGCCGCGTACTGCGACCGCCGCGAGGTGCCGGGCCAGCGGCCCGCGGTGGTGCTGCTGGTGCCGCCGGTGCCGCTGGACCCGGTCCTGGCCGCGTGGGCGGACCTCTGGCGGCGGTACGCCACCCCGGCGACGCACTACGACCGCCGCGAGGTCCCGCAGCAGCGGCTGTACTTCCCGCTCCCGGCGCCGCCTCCGCCGTTCACCGTGGGCCTGCTGACCGCGGGTGACGCCAGCTTCGCCGTCCTGACGGCGGCGACGGCCGCGGGCGGGGCGGGCGGCGTGCTGACCGCATCGGACACCAGGACTGGAGGCCCGGCGTGAGCCGTTACCCGCTCGGCCAGCCGGTCCGCGTGTCGACCACCGTGCGGGACGTCACCGGGACGCTGGTGAACGCCACGAGCCTGACGCTGCTGGTGAAGCTGGCGCAGGCCGACGGTACCTGGCTGACCACCGGCACCTATAACAGCCCGGCGAACGACGGCACGGGCCTGTACCACCAGGACATCCCGGTCACCGACCTGGCCGCGGCCGGGCACTATGCCTACACCTGGACGGCAACCGGGACCGGGGCGGGCGTCTCGCTCGGCGACTTCGACATCTTCGACCCGTTCGGCGCCTACGAGGTCCAGGTGCTGCCGCTGCAGGACGCGAAAGACGCCCTGAACATCCCGCAGGCCACCACCAGCAGCGACACGGAGATCGCGGCGTACGTCGCGACGATCCAGGGATGCCTCGAGCGGTACGCCGGCGGCCCGCTGGTGAACCGCAGCATCACCGAGCGCAGCGAGATGCAGTCCGGTCAGACCGTGATCCCGGTCCGCCAGCGGCCGCTCGTGTCGGTCACGCAGATCCTCGGCGCGTCCGGCGGCGCGATCGACATCAGCGCGGGCCTGGACCTCGACGTGAACGCGGGCCTGATCCGACGGCAGCTGGCGCTGCCGTTCTTCGGCCCGTTCTTCGCGTGGCTGCCGCAGGTCACGGTCACGTACGTGGCCGGGTGGGGCACGTCGGTCCCGGCGGCGTTCGGCACGGCGGCCAGGATCATCCTGCAGAACCTGTGGGAGACGCAGCACGGCCCGAGCTCGCGGCCGTCGATCGCGGGCGGCGGCCCGGGTGACATGGTGACGCTGCCGGGCTTCGGCTTCGCTGTCCCGAACCAGGCCGCGGAGCTGCTAGATGGTTCTCAGGGCGGCATCCCGTTCATCAGCCAGGTGTACATATGACCACCACGAGCCGGATCCCGGCGCTGATCGACTACCTGGTCGCCCTGTTCACGAACGCGACCACGCTAGGGCAGGCGACGCCGCCGGTGACGGTGCTCGACGGGCCCGCGGTCACGGGGCTGGACGCGCCGCTGAAGCTGTTCGTCGGCCTGTCCGACCCGGAGAACCCGTCAGCGGAGCGGGCGGCGGAATCGACGCAGGAGTGGGCCGCGCTCGGCCGCCTGGGCAGGAACGAGGAGATCACGATCCACTGCTGCGCGGAGGCGTGGGCGGGGACCGATGACCTGAAGACGGTCCGGGTGGCGGCGACGGGGATCGTGGCGTCGGCCGAGCAGGTGCTGCAGGCCGACACGACGCAGTTCGGCGGGAACGTCCTGTTCCCCGACCCGGGGATCACCGGGCTGGCGCTGCTGCAGAACACGACGCAGCAGGGCGCGGTCGCCCGGGTGGCGTTCGACCTGGTGTTCAAGGCGAGAATCGGCGGATAAGGGGCAGCGATGTCACTGGTGAAGAACGTCAGCGGCGGGCCGCTCGACGTGCCCATCCTGGGCCGGGTCGTGGAGGACGGCGAGGTGGCCGAGGTCCCCGATTTCCAGCCGGACGGCGTCTCGCCGATCGTGTGGCCGCCTGATAAGTGGCAGCCCGCCGACCCGCCCGCCAGGGCCAAGAAGGGGGAGTAGCCGGTGCCTACCTACGCGTCAGGGCTGTCGGGGCAGGTCGGGACGGTCACCGCGTCGTCCTACGGCGAATCGTCGACCGTCGTGACTCACTTCTACGAGTTCCTGTCCGAGAATTTCATCTTCAACCCGTCGTGGCTGGACGGCATGGGACTGAAGGCCGGGCAGGCGTACAACCGGGCGGCGCGGACGGTGCAGAGCCGTTTCGACGTCAACGGCGATGTCACGATGGAGCACACGATCGGGTCGGCCGCGAACGCCGTCGCCGACTCCATGGGCTTCTGGTGGAAGCACGCCCTCGGCAGCTCGGTGACCACGCCGACGCTGGTCCTGGGGACCGCCTACAAGCAGAACCACACGAACGGCAGCAAGGCGGGCCTGTACGCGACGCTGCAGGTGGGGCGGCCGCAGATCTCCGGGCCGACGGTGCAGCCGTTCACGTACACGGGCGTCAAGGTGACCGACTGGGAGTTCACCTGCTCCGACAACACGATCGCCCAGCTGAAGCTGACGTGCGACGGGCAGACCGAGCTCACCTCGGTGTCGCTGGCCGCCGCGTCCTACCCGACGCCGAACGGGCTGTTCACGTTCTCCGATGCCTCGGTGCTGACGATCGGCGGCACCGCGACGACCTCGGGCGGGGAGACGACGGTCGCGGGGGGGTCGGCGATCTCGTCCCGCGTCAACAGCATCACGATCAAGGGCACGACCCCGATGAAGGTCGACCGCTACGGCCTGGGCAACGCGGGCCTGAAGGGCGAGCCGATCGAGAACGCCATCCCGACGATCACCGGGACGCTCGGCACCGAGTTCTTCAGCCGTACCGAGCTGTACGACGTGTTCAAGGCCAACACGACGACCGTGCTCGACCTGGCCTTCACGAAGTTCGACGCGTCCGGCAATGACGCGAACGGCGTGGCCAGCGGCCCGAACCCCTACATGCTGAGGTTCACCCTCCCGGCGGTGAAGTTCAAGACGGCGGAGGCGAAGATCGGCGGCCCCGACGTCATCCCGCAGACCGTCAACTTCCAGGCGTACGACGACGGCGGCGGCTCCAACCCGGTCATTCAAGTGAAATTGGTATCGAAAGAGAGCAGCGCGATCTGAGATGCCGGACCGGCTGCTCGAGGCCGCGAAGCTGATCGCGAAGCAGGCGAAGAGCAACGCGGGCGGCTGGTCGGCGCGGATCCCCCCGTCGATCCGGGTGTCCGGCGGCTACCCCGAGGTGGTCATCCGGTCCGGCGCCCCGCCCGCCTACCCGAACGAGGTCCCCGGCGTCCGTCACCCGGTGTTCGGCGGCCGGGGCACGAAGCGGCCGCACGCGCCGTGGGTGACGAACCAGCACCGGCCGTTTCTCGCCCCGGCCGCTGACCAGCGCGGCGACGCCGCCGCGGAGAAGTTCGCGGAGATCATCGACGACTGGGCGATCAAGGCGGGTTTCAGGTAACCACTTGCAGGGAGTGGCATGAAAATCGACTACGACGGCCACGTGTACGAGTTCGCGTTCACCGACCTGGACGTCGGGGAGTGCGAGGCGATCGAGAAGTTCACCGGCGCGAAGGGGCTGGGCGACTGGTCGAACCAGCTGGCCGCGGCGAACACGAAGGCGCTCCAGGCGCTGTGGTGGGCGATGCGCCGCCACGACGGCGAGGACCCGGGGCCGATCGGCCGGGCCGATCCGTCGCTGCGTCCCATCGCGCTGAACGCGGCCGTCGCGGACGCGGAGGCCGCCGAGGCGGCCGCGGAGGACCCGGAGCCGGACCCTACGAGGACGGCTGGGTCACCGGCCCCCGCCCCGGCCGGGACCGCGCCCCCGCCTGGGTGAGACGTGCCTGGGACGGGTCCGTCACGCGGCTGCGCGCGGAATACTCGTTCGCGCTGGCCCGCCTGTGCGCGTGCCCGCCGCCGGTGGCGCTGCAGCTGTCGCTGCTTGATTTCGCCCGGCTCATCCACGCGATCGACCAGTACGACGAGGCCCTGCGCCGGGACGGGGGGTGACCCGTGGCACTCGTGAAGACCGTCGAGATGCGGGTCACGGCGAAGGCCGGCGACGCGCAGCGCCAGCTCGACGAGATCGCCGCCAAGGGCGACGAACTGGGCGCCAAGGGCATCTCGATGAGGTTCCGCGTCGACGCCGCCGCCGGGAAGGCCCAGCTTGACGAGATCCGGGCGCGGGCCGACGCGCTGGGCTTCAAGGATGTCTCCGTCAAGGTGAAGGTGGACGGCGCGGGCCGGGGGATCGCCGAGCTGCGCGCCTTCAAGGCCGAGCTGGATTCCGTCGAGCGGCGCGGCCTGATGAACCGGATCGGCAACCTGGCCGGCGGCCTGGGCGGCGGCATCCCCGGATCCGGCGGGATCCCGCTTCTCGGCCCGGTCCCGCTGCCCGCCCTGGCCGCTGCCGTGCCTATCGTGGGCGCGCTGGCCACCGAGGCGGTCGGCGTGGCGGCCGGGTTCGCCGCGGCCGCCACCGGCGCGGGCGCGTTCGCGCTGCTGGCGCTGCCCGCGGTGAAGCAGGTCGAGGCGGCCTACCGGAACCTGAACGCCGCGCAGCAGAAATTCCAGGCGGCGCAGCTGAAGGAGCAGCTCGACCCGACGAAGGGGAACAAGACCGCGCTGGCCACGGCGGGGCTGAACCTGAAGGTCGCGCAGGAGCAGATGGCGCAGCTGCCCGCGCCGGAGCGGGCCGCGGTCACGGGACTCCAGCAGCTGTCCGCCGAGTTCGGGAAGATGAGCCGGGCGTTCGCGCCGCAGGCGTTCAGGGTATTCGCCGACGGGCTGAAGCTCGTGAGCACCCTGCTGCCGCATGCGGTGCCGTTCGCTAACACGTTCGCGTCGGGCCTGGACAAGCTGCTGCAGCAGGCCGGGAAGTTCGCGCAGTCCAAGGGCTTCACCGACTGGCTGAAGCAGTTCCACTCGCTGGAGGGCCCGGCCATCCAGGCGATCGGCACCGGGATAGGCCAGGTCGCGGTCGCCTTCGGGAAGCTGATGACGGTGATGTCCGGGAAGGACGTCGGCCGCGCGATCAGCATCGCGTTCGGCGGCATCGCCGGCACCATCAACGTGGTGACGTTCGCGATCCGCCGGTTCATGCAGAACTTCGACGGCATGAAGGCGGCGGCGACGTCGGCGGTGCACGGGGTGGCGTCGGCGTTCTCCGGCATGGCGGGCTCCGTGTCCGGCGCGGTCCGCGGGGTGATCCAGGCGTGGCAGGGCATGGTCCACGGCATCGAGCGCGGCGTCACCGAGGCGATCCACGCGGCCTCGCAGCTGCCGGGGAAGATCAAGGGCCTGTTCGCCGGGGCGGCCGGGTGGCTGATCGGCGCGGGCCGCGCGATCATCGAGGGCCTGATCCACGGCATCGAGTCGATGCTGGGCCCGCTCGAGGCCGTGGCCAGCCACGTCGCCGGTGTCGTGAAGAGCATCGCGGGGCTGCTGGGCATCCGTTCCCCGTCGACGGTGATGCACGGCTACGGCACGGCGATCGTCCTGGGCCTGGTGCAGGGCATCAAGTCGCAGGCGCCCCTGCTACGCGGGGAGATGCGCGACCTGACGCACATCATCGCCGGCCGGTTCAGCGACGCCACGATCACGGACCTGGCTAAGAAGATCCAGTCGATGGCCCCGTCGCCGCTGCGGGCGTGGCTGGCCGCCGACACGACGAGACTGCAGGCGCTGGCGAAGCAGCGGAAGATCCTCGAAGAGGAAATCAGGATCTCCGAGCAGGTCGCCCAGTCCGAGATCCAGAACAACTCCATCATGAACGCGGCCACCGCGGGCCCGGACAACGCGGCGCAGCCGGTCGGCACCTCCCAGCTGATCACCGGCATGCAGTTCCAGCTCGCCCAGGTCAAGGCGTTCCGGCAGGCCGT